TCCTACCGCAACAGATCCAGAAGCGATGGCTCCTGCAGCTGTAACATGGACGGAGGTTGCAAATACCTTCCAAACTTGGAAACGCAACGAAGATGGTCGCGGTTCAACGACTGACTTGAAAAAGAGAATGGAAGCTACATTTGGAAAGTATCCACGAGGTGGTTGGACGTGTTTCCGATTCGGACAAAACTAGATTACTTACGACCTTTACCTTTGCTCTTCTTCCCACCACGACGTGTCTTGCGGCGGCTCTTCTTACCACCTGTTGTAGCAGGAGCAGGAGTTTCTGGGGTGTCAAAGACAGGTGCTGGAGAAGCCTGTTCTGGTTCAGTTGACGAGGAAAACAAATTACCCATTTGTGTGTTAGGTTATACTTTTTTACTCAGCGCGGCGAGCACCGATCTTGGAGAGGAAGTAAGTGCGGAGGAGACCAATACCGAAGACGACCACGATGAATGAGATCACAAGGTCAATCAACGAGGCAACGACGGCACCCACCTTGAAGGTAGCACCTGCAACGGTGACTTGCGCTTCTGTGATACCCTTGCCAGCAGTCAAGGCAGGGGCGACCAAGGGAGCAATGAGACCCTCAGACACAGCCGTGAAAAACTTGGAGACAACCGCACCCAAGTAGATAGCCGCAGTAATGATGATAAGATCCTTTGTATCCAACATTTGTTTGTTCCTTCCCAAAGATTTCTTTTTTAAGGCCATTCAACAATGGATACACGCTTTTGGGGACCGCCTGCGTGGCAATTATTTCATTTGATTGCCTTTCGTTCCGACCATCCTGACGATGTTCTCAATATGATGAAGGATGTCATGCCATGTCGGTTTTGCCGCGAATCTACAACACAGTTTGTAAACGAACACCCCTTGCGCGGCGACCCTGGGAAGTGGCTTTACGAAATTCACAATATGGTGAATGACAAATTACGAACCCAAGCAAAGACAGATCCATCTGTGATTGACCCTGGACCTGATCCGTCATTTGAAGAAGTCAAACAGCGATATGCGAAGATGAAGCCCACACAAGTTCCAGGACGTGATTTCTTATTCGCCATTGCCATCAATTATCCTGATAATCCAGAACCAGACCAAATGGCGGTGCAACGAAACTTTTTACACAAGTTGGCAGAGGTGTATCCGTTTGAGAAACTTCGCCGTGTGTTTGCGAGCTACATTCAACGCAAAGAACCCAATCTCCAAAGTCAGAAAACGTATACGAAATGGATGTATGGACTGTTATCAGAATTGTCAAAAGCAATTGGAGTTCCGATTCGGACGTATCGTGGATATGTGCACCATGTATCGTATTACAAGAGCGGTTGCTCTAAGAAGACGTACCATGGAAAAACATGCAGGCGATTAGAAGGAGGAGGACGAACAAAAACAAGAGATCACACGAAAACACGCAGAATTAGTCATATGAATTTGTTATAAGTTTAGTGCTTGCGACCACCCTTGCGAGACTTCTTGGAAGCCTTGCGAGTCTTGCGACTTGCACGACGACGACCACCACTCAAGGGTTGAGGACTCAAAGACGCACCACCAGTCAATGGCAGAGGCGTCAAAGGAGCACCACCCATCATGGGTTCTTCATCAGCACCACCCTTCTTGTAGGTCTTCTTGGCCATCTTCATGATAGCACCCAAGGACTTACCAGGGTTTGCACGACGGGTCTTGTTCATGTGGGTCATCCAAGAATTACGCTTCTTGCCACCAGACATTGCGGAAACTTCATCAGCCATCTTTTTATTAAACGCGTGAGGTTTTTTCCACGAAGCCAGTAGAACCCGCGGAGTAAAAATTCCATTGACTACCAAGGACATGCTCCACGTTTGTTGCAATTTTGAGATTTCCATCGGGAACAATCATCGTAATAAAATCCTTATTGAATTGTTTGAGGTCTTCAGGATCACGCGAATTCGTGGCTTGTAGAACCGTCAACCGACGTAAGCCAGACTCGTCCCAAGACATATTCACCAAGGGTTCTAATGCAGTTCCCGCAATGTTTCCAGACACCAAAATCAACTTATTTGCCAATGTATCCAACGAAACTTGTTGAAGGTCTTTCTGGGGAATAAGATGTTTACGAACTGTTGTCAAGAGATGTTCCGCAATGCGATCCATGACGATGGTCTTGTCCGTGTGTGGAACGATAGATAGAATAAATGGATCTTTGGAAGGAAATGCATCATTCACAATATCAATACAGACTTGTTCGAAACTAACATTGTCCTCTGCAAAATCGTATCCATCATTCTGCGGTTTCTTGGCAACGACAGGATGGTCTCGTTCATCCGAATAGACATGGACTTCCAACAGACGTTTTCCAGACTGAATAGCCGATGGAATATCTTCATAGACAGACCCAGAAACCAAATAATCACACAAACGTTTGCGAGGTAAAAGACTTGCTGTGGGTGTCAATTCATCTTTCACGAGATAGACAAGCAGTCCTACTAAAAGCAAGGCAATGAGCCACTCCATTACTTAGGAATGCGAAACAATAAATTGCGAAATGCGTTAATCACATCATCAGGAATTCGTTCATTCATGGGAATCTCCATCAAACATGCGTGATGGAAATAAATGCAATACATTCCACATTCCGAATCCTTGTATTGATGGCGTGTCTTGTTGAAGGTTAATTTCATAGGATTGGAATGAACGCCTGTTGCATCCCACTGTTCCTTCCATCGTTTCATAAGTGTTTTGATTTCAGATTCTGGATTCATTGCGTACGAATCAAAGTAGGTCATACGAGGATATTCTAATTCAGGTCGCACATCACAAAAGACAGCAACCCAATGTTGTCCTGGTCCATCATGTGGATCCGTATTAATCACAATTCCAAAGCGTTGTTTTCCTTTTTTGTAGAGTTCATGCAATTTCATAGAACACAAAGAACTGACTAGACATTTGCGTGTTTCATCTTGCAAATCAAAATCAATGGGAACACTTCCAACATAGAAATAGTCTGGAAACAATTCGGTGTAATTCTTTTCAATGGCGTCAATGTCATCCGAAGACAACCATTCGTAGCGATTGACTTTCCATTCTTTCGGTGCTTTGGGTCGTTTCAACAACGAAGACACAATGCACTCCGCACGCCCTGTTTTGCATTTTGCTTGGAGTCGTCCTTTCAAGGCTTCCCATGTTTCTTCTACACCACCTGCTTCAATGGCAGTTTCATTGGGATGTTCCTTGTTGTAGACCTTTCGTAAATTTTCAATTGCTTCTTCATCCAACCACGACATTCCCCTTGTTCAAAACGAATACTTTTAAATGAAGACAGAAATACACTATCATGGATTCCTTAAAACCAGTGTTGCCTCGCTACATTTCCGTCAGCAAGAAACTGAATGAACTCAATGCAGAAGCCGCAAGATTACGCGACGAGAAGAAAAGTCTAGAATTAGACCTTGCTGCTGTCTATGGTACAACGAATGAAGAGTTGCCAAATAAGATTGAACTGACTAGCTCACAAATGATCTTTCAAGTCAAGCGTCCAAATGAATGGAAAAAAGGATGGACGCTTTCAAAAAAGCAACTCACAGAATACTTGGTGGAAATCTTGGGCGAACAACGCGGAAAGGATGTCTTGGAAGGCATCATCCAGCGTCATGAACCCAAGTTAGTTGCAGATGACTTTGGGTTTGAACTCAAGTCTATGGCAACAGAGTAAACACGACACAGAATTCAACAAACGGATATGCTAACTTGACTTCCACGTGCCCAGATGGAACATAGCGATCCATCCACGTAGAGTAGTAATCTAAAAATTCGTTCTTGATGCTTTCCAAATTGGAATTGATAAATTCAGGTGGAAGACTATCTACGCAGATAGATCCAATCGGAATAACGTATTCGGTTGCAAAGGAACGTTTTTTGATTTCGTCTAAGAGTTTATCGTGAATGGTTGGAAGCGATGGATTCAAACAACCAATACAGGAGAGGATCTTTCTCCATGCGCGATCACGGACATTCTGCTGAGTACGAAGAATATAGTCCGTGGTTATCTCAGTTTGCATTCTGTTGTTGTATTTGTATCTGGGAGTGTTGGCTGTAGATTGCTTACCTCCGCTCGCATCTTTTGTAATGTCTCTTGTAGAATATCCAGTGCTTTTTGGGCTTCTACAAGATCGGCCTCTGGTTTCAATTGATATTGAATACGAACAACGTGTTTTAAAACGTGACTGTTACATTCCAGTGCATGAAGAGCGAGCGTATGCAAACGTTTGGCCATCAATCGTTGTGTGTGATAGATACTAAGAAAATAAAAACGAACGATTGTTTGTAAAGCAAGAAAGCAGCATGGAGACATATTGCCCCTATAACCCGAAGAACCGATACTTCACTGAAGCTGATATTCACAAGATTTTGCGAAAACATGGATTGCCTCATTATCGTGTCACGAATCAACGACTCTTTCAAACAGCGATGGTCCATACGACGTATGTGCGTCGTGCGGATTATACGACTCCTGATGGAACTCCAGCCCAACTAGCCCCATGTCCGCAAGGAGTAATGCCTCTACAGAATGAATCGTATGAATGTCTTGAATTTGAAGGTGATTCGGTCTTGGGTGTTTGTGTCGCAACCTATCTACGCAAGAAATATCCCGAACGCAAACAAGGCTTCTTAACCGACGCACGCAAGGAACTTGTGAATAACGAGAGAATTGGAAGTCTTTCTAAACAAATCGGGCTTGATACATTCTACATTATCAGTCGTCACAATGAAGAATCGGCTGCAATTTCTGGTAGGACGAATCTCAAGAAACTAGGAGATATATTTGAAGCCTTTCTTGGTGCTCTGTGGACCGATTGTGGAAACCGA